GACGCCCGGGTTTATCAGTACGACAACAGTGCGCCGACATGAACCTACCGGCGGCATAAAGAGGCAGTAAATGATTGCATATCCCGAAGATCTGCCCGAGCCGCAGCGTGACGGTTATGGCTTTCAGGCAGTAAGCCCGCTGGCCCGCTCCGAATTTCAGAGCGGGCGAACCCGGCAACGTCGACGGTTCACCTCGGTTCCGACCGTGGCGACAGTCACCTGGTTATTCACTGAGGTTGAAGCCCGGCTGTTCGAGGGGTGGTTTGAGTACGTTTTGCTCTCTGGCTCGCTGCCATTCAATTGCCCGCTTAAAACTCCACTTGGTTTTGACAACTACAAAGCTGAATTTGTAGATGTCTACGATGGCCCGGTTCTGGTTGGCGTGGGTGACTGGCGGTTTTCCGCGCAGCTCCGGCTCCTCAAGCGGCCGCTCGTTGATAAGGAACTGGTGGTTGAAGTACCTGACTACATCATTGATGCGGACATTTTCGACAGGGCCATGAATCAGAAGTGGCCTGAGCAGGCCGAATAGCGGCGCAGCCCAAAACCCTCACGTTTATCCGCCGGCAACTCGCCGGAACTATCAACACTCACGACCTAAACACTGCCTCGATTGCAGTGCCGAAGGCGTGTCTGCGAGAAGCATTAACATGGCCAACAACACCGGCAACCCGATTGGATCAACCGCTGCAAAAGACTTGAGTGATAACGCCGAGAACCTCGACAAGTTTGCCAATGGCACAGACTACGAATACGCCGATCGGCTGGGGAGATCGCGCAAAAGCCTGAAATGGATCGAGGATGCAGCCCTGGCCATTCCGGCAATCGACGCGGCTGTGCGCTCTGAGCAACAAGCCGAGCGGGCACTGTCCGCGAAGTCTGAAGCGGAGGCTGCGAGGGATGCGGCGCAGCTATCGGGGGGCGTTTATCCTGATGAAGCTGCTGGACTGGCAAGCACTCCGGATGGCCGGTTCTTCAGTGTGCCTAGCCCGGAGTTGACTGAGTACCTGATCCTTTATCAGAACGTAGCCGGTGCTGCGGTAGAAAAAACTCGTTATCCGAGCGCAAAGGCTGTTGAGCAGTTGACTACTTTTGTGGAGTCCATACTGGATGCTGACATATCTTCTGATGACTATGCAGCGGCTTTCGTAGACTCCCCCGGCCCCGGTAAATTTAGCCGTGTAGCGTTAGGCATTACCAAGGATGGCAAGGTCAACGTAGGTTCTCATCGAGATGTTGGGGCTATATTGGCTCAACTTCTGCTGCCGGGTTACCTGCAAGAAAACTCTGAATTTGAGCGTAGTGGTTACATTTTCGCTGTACTGGATGAGCTGAATCGTATTGGCTTAGGTTTGACTGATGCTGGTGATCTTATCGTTAAGGGTCGCAGCTTAGATGGTCGATTGACCGCGTTAGAAACTTCGCCGCCGCCGAGTGCAGATTACGAAAAATGGATCAACGGTCTATCGACTGTGGCTGGCTTTGGCGACTCGTTGAGCGCTGGTGGTTACTTGACCATCCTTTCTGGGCTGTTGGGTCGCGCCGTCCATACAGGCGCGGTTGGTGGACAGAACTCACAACAGACTGCCACGCGACAAGGCGGCTATGTGAATCTGCTGACCGTCACGGATAACACTATCCCGGCATCCGGCGCGGTGAACATTACCGCCTCTACTCAAGCCCCGATTTCCAACCAGGGTGGTGGGCCGATTGTGGGCACCCTTGCTGGTGTGGGGGGGAGTGTATCGGCCACGTTCGATAGCAGTGGTAATCGCACCGCATACCTCTTCACCCGTGCCGCAGTGGGGGCGGCGAAGATCATTGACCCAGCTACGCCATTTATCCCCTTGGAAGACGACCATCCATTCAAAATCACGGTGTTTTGGTACGGGCGTAATAACTTCTGGACTGGTCGCACTGATTTTGACAATGCCAAGGCCGAAGTGAAGGCTGCGTTGGCCGCGTCGATTGCTCATCTCAAGCCGTTGAACAAAAAATTCATCGTGATGAGTGTGCTCACTGACAACAAACCTGCCGAGTGGATTGGGACAGAAAAATACAATGCAATCACCTCCCTCAATGAGGAGTTGAAAGCCCTGTATCCGCGCCAATTCATCGACATCCGACGAGCCCTGGTGCGTGGTTACAACCCTGCACTACCGCAAGATGTTATCGACTTCAGCCATGACGTTACACCCACTTCATTGCTGTTCGACACGCTGCACCTTAACTTTTCGGGTAACACCTTAGTCGCCCAAACGGTCTTCAATTTCATCCAACAACAAGGTTGGTAAGTACGATGCTTGTTATTCGACTCCCCGATGTAACGTTCTCCGATGAATCGCTGCCTATTCTCGGTCGCGACCCTTTACTGGCTGCTGGCTCCAAGTTCATTTTCGATTTTGCCGACAGCTACTGCTGGCCTTCTCAAGCGGCTCCAACAAGTAATGGCCAGGTGGTTAAAAATCTGGTCGAAAGTAAGGCGGACGCTTCTATCTACTTTTCTCCGGGGCAAGCGCCGGGGTTTTCTGGCGGGGGCCTAACCTTTGGTGTCCGTGCTGAGGAGGGGGTAGCAATACCCGACTCGGTAGGCATGTTGGCATCTAACAACGACGGGTTCCTCTACAGCATTTGGTTGAAGCACGGCGTCCAGGTGAACAAGGCATCGCAGTCCTTGGTGGCCGGTAACACCTATCAGACCGGTGCTGAGAACCAGTACGCATGTGCATACCTTGCGGATACCGATGTGTACCGGATGTACGCTGATGGTGCCCGTAATGGTGACGTGGCTGGCATTGCAGCAGGTCAGATTGTGCAACTTGCAATTGCCTATTTGCCGGATGGCTCAGGCGGACACAAGGTGCGTCTGTATAAGAATGGTGCTCCCTATCTCGCAGATGCGGCGGCAGTTGGTCCGCTCAACATCCCGGTCAATGTCAACCGCACCAATTCCATTGGCCGCAACAGCACTGGCGCGGGCGGGTTTGTACAGGAATGGGTCGGTACTGTATTCCGCAACTGGCTGGAAGATCTCTCGGTTTCGCAGCCGAACGCCGCGCAGCGCACTGCGTATGCCGATGACCAGGTTGCTAAAGACTATGCGCAAAACCTCGGCCGCTTTTCTTGATGTGACCTTGCCAAAACGCATCAGCGTATAGCCCCGAAGCGTAGCGGCCTTTCCAGAGACTCGACTGATAGCTGTTGATGCATCCCAGGCCCGCCACTAGGCGGGATTTTTTTCGTCCGGAGAAAGCCATGCCCATCACCGCACAGCAGTTGCTGCAGATCCTTCCTAACGCCGGCCAAGTTGCCGGCGTTTTTGTTCCTGTCTTAAACACTGCTATGAGCCGGTACCAGATTGTTGGCACCAAACGTATCGGTGCCTTTATCGCTCAGGTCGGCCACGAATCCGGCCACCTGACGCGCCTGGTGGAAAACCTCAACTACAGCGCCGATGCGTTGCGCAGAAACTGGCCAAGGCGTTTCGACGTGGAGCTGGCCAGCGCAGTCGCGCGCAAACCCGAACAGATTGCCAACATCGCTTACGGCAATCGAATGGGCAACACCGAGCAGGGCGACGGCTGGAAGTATCGTGGGCGAGGCCTGATCCAGATCACCGGTAAGAATAACTACTGCGCTTGTGGCGAAGCCCTGGGGCTGGACTTGATCGCGCAACCTGAGCTGCTGGAGAAGCCACAGCACGCCTGCATGTCAGCAGCGTGGTTCTGGGCAGCCAATGGACTGAACACCCTGGCAGATGCTGGCAAGTTCGAGGCCATCACCCAGCGCATTAATGGTGGCCAGAACGGCGCCTCAGATCGTCAGACGCTGTATGCCAAGGCGCTGAAGGTGTTGGCGTGAGTTCGGTTCGCTGGCTTGGGCTTGCGCTGCTGGTGGCTATTGCTTGTTTTTCCACATGGAAAGTGGATACCTGGCGTTACGGCACACAACTGGCTGACTTGAATGCAGAGCATCAAACCGAACTCACCCGCCTGGCTAATGCCAACACCGCGCTGATCCTTCAGGAGCAGGACAAGCGCATAGCCCTGGAGCAGTGGCTGGCAGCCAGTGACC